CACGCAGTCCCCATGATCCTCGACGAGCAGCATCGCAAGCCCAGGCTCTTGTCCCGCTACACCAACACAGTCCAGGAGATGTGACCATGGCAAAACTTGAAAAATCGGTTGTAAAAAAGCAACAGACCCACGGCGGCGCTCGGGAAGGCTCAGGCCGCAAGGCCTTCGAGCCCACAGATCCAGAGCGCAAACAGGTCGAAGCCCTCAGCGGCTACGGCCTCCCAATCGAGCAGATCGCAGTCCTGATCCGCGAGGGCATCGACACCGATACCCTGCGCAAGCACTTCGCCACCGAGCTGCAATCAGGCAAAGCCAAAGCCAACGCCCAGGTGGGGAAAACCCTATTTCAGAAGGTTATGGCAGGCGACACCACTGCGGCCATCTGGTGGAGCAAGACTCAAATGCGCTGGGCAGAAACTCAGAAGCACGAACTCACCGGGGCCGACGGCGCTCCCTTGGAGTTCGCCAAGATCGAACGGGTGATCGTCAAGAATGGGTAAGGTCTTGCAACTCCCCACCCCAGAATGGGCCTTGCCCCTTCTGGACCCCAGCCGCTACAAAGGCGCATGGGGTGGCCGAGGCTCCGGCAAATCCCACATGTTTGCCGAGCTCATGATCGAGGCTCATATCATGGACCAGAAGCGGCGCTCGGTTTGCGTGCGCGAGATCCAGAAGTCGCTGAACCAGTCCGTCAAGCGCCTGCTCGAAACCAAGATCGAGGCCATGAATGCCGGGGCTTACTTCGAGGTGCAGGATGCCGTCATCAAGTCTCGCAAAGGCGACGGGGCGATCATCTTCCAGGGTATGCAAAACCACACCGCCGACAGCATCAAGTCGCTGGAGGGCTACGACTGCGCCTGGGTCGAGGAAGCACAAAGCCTCAGCCAAACCAGCCTCGACCTGCTCCGGCCAACTATACGAAAGCCCGAGTCCGAGCTCTGGTTTACCTGGAACCCGCGCCTGCACTCCGACCCGGTCGACCACCTGCTCCGTGGCCCAACGCCACCCAAAGACGCCCAGGTCTTGAAGGTCAACTTCACCGACAATCCGTGGTTTCCCAGCGTCCTCAAAGACGAAATGGAATACGACAAGAGGCGCGATCCAGACAAATACCAGCACGTCTGGATGGGCGGCTACCTGACCAACAGCAACACCCGTGTGTTCAAGAACTGGCGGGTCGAGGACTTCGACGCACCACCAGACGCCATCCACCGGCTCGGCGCCGACTGGGGTTTCTCCATCGACCCCACTACCTTGGTGCGCTGCCACATCATTGGCCGCACCCTCTACATCGATTACGAGGCCTACATGGTCGGCTGCGAGATCGTGAACACCCCAGAACTATTTATGACCGTGCCCGAGGCCGAGAAATGGCCCATCGTGGCCGACTCCGCCAGGCCAGAGACCATCAGCCACATGAAGCGCAACGGCTTCCCCAAGATCATGACCGCAGTCAAAGGGCCAAGATCAGTGGAGGAAGGCATCGAGTTTCTCAAGAACTACGACATCGTTGTCCACCCCCGCTGCATCCACACCATCGACGAGCTCACCCTCTACAGCTACAAGACCGACCCCCTCACGGGCAAGATCCTGCCAGTCCTGGAGGACAAGAAAAACCACGTGATCGATGCCTTGCGCTACGCCTGCGAAGCAGTCCGCCGGGCCGGTGCATCCAAACCCGCTACCTTCACCCCTATCGCCAATGTGAAGAAGTGGTGAGACAATCGCACAAATTGAGGAAATCCCCATGGCCCGAATGAGCAACGACCAACGCCTTGCCAACCTGCACTCAGAAGCCCTGGCGCAGTTTGATGACGTACAAACAGCCCTCCGCGACGAGCGCCTGCAATGCCTCCAAGACCGGCGCTTTTACTCCCTGGCAGGCAGCCAGTGGGAAGGCCCACTCTGGGACTTGTACGAGAACAAGCCCAAGTTCGAGGTCAACAAGATCATGCTCTCGGTGATTCGCATCATCAACGAGTACCGCAACAACCGCATCACGGTGGACTACGTGTCCAAGGATGGCCAGGAAAACGACAAGCTGGCCGAGGTTTGTGACGGTCTGTATCGTGCAGACGAGCAGGCATCCGTCGCAGATGAGGCCTACGACAACGCCTTCGAGGAAGCAGTCGGCGGCGGCATCGGCGCATGGCGTTTGCGCACAGTCTACGAAGACGAGGAGAACGACGAGGACGACCGCCAACGCATCAGGATCGAGCCCATCTTCGACGCTGACAGCTCGGTGTTCTTCGACCTCGGGGCCAAGCGCCAGGACAAGTCCGACGCCAAGTATTGCTACGTCGTCACCAGCATGACCCGCCAGGCTTACAAAGACACCTGGGGCGACGACCCAACCGACTGGCCCAAGATCATCCACCAGTACGAATTTGACTGGTGCACCCCTGACGTCGTGTATGTCGCTGAGTACTACAAGGTCGAGGAAAAGACCGAGACCATCCGCATCTTCCAGAACATCGCAGGCGAAGAAGAGCGCTACACCCAGCAAGACTTTGCCAACGATGAGACCTTGGAAGAAACCCTCGCGGCCATCGGCACGGTCGAGATCCGCCAGAAGCGAGTCAAGCGCAAGCGCGTGCGCAAATACATCATGTCCGGCGGCAGGGTCTTGGAGGATGCAGGCTACATCGCAGGCAAGTGCATTCCCATCGTGGTCGTGTACGGCAAGCGCTGGTTTGTCGACAACATCGAGCGCTGCATGGGCCACGTTCGTCTGGCCAAAGACGCCCAGCGCCTCAAGAATATGCAGCTCTCCAAGCTGGGCGAGATCAGCGCACTGTCATCGGTGGAAAAGCCCATCCTGACCCCCGAGCAGGTCGCAGGCCACCAGGTCATGTGGTCAGAGGACAACCTCAAAGACTACCCGTATCTGCTCATCAACCCGATCACCGACCAGAACGGCAACCAGGCGGTCAGCGGCCCGGTGGCTTACACCCGCGCCCCCAACATCCCACCGGCCATGGCCGCGCTCTTGCAAATCACCGAGACCGACATGCAAGACATCCTGGGCAACCCAGCCGGGGCCGACAAGATGGTCAGCGGAATGTCAGGCAAAGCCGTGGAGATGATCCAGACTCGGGTGGACATGCAGGCCTTCATCTACATGAGCAACTTCGCCAAGGGCATGAAGCGCTGCGGCGAGATCTGGCTCTCCATGGCCAAAGAGGTCTACATCGAAGACAAGCGCAAGATGAAAACCATCGCTCCAGATGGCCAAGCCGGTATGGTTGAGCTCATGCAGCCCAGCATCGACCAGCAGACTGGCGAAGTCGTCATGGAAAACGACCTCAGCGCGGCCACCTTTGACGTCGTTGCCGAGGTCGGCCCATCCAGCACCAGCAAGCGCGAGGCCACAGTCCGCGCCCTGACCGGGATGCTCCAGATCACAGCAGATCCAGAGACCCAGCAAGTGATCACGGCCATGGCCATGATGAACATGGAAGGCGAGGGCATCAGCGACGCCAATGCCTACTTCCGCAAGAAGCTCCTGCGCATGGGCGTGGTCAAGCCTACCGACGACGAGGCCCAAGAACTCATGGCCGAGATGCAAGGCCAGCCGCAAGACCCCAACGCGATGTACTTGCAGGCCGCAGCCGAGGAAGCCACAGCCAAAGCAGCCCAGGCCCGAGCCACCACCGTCAAAACCATCGCAGACGCAGAACTCAGCCGGGCCAAAACCGTCGAAACCCTCAGCAACGTGGACATGGATTCTCAAGACCACGCACTGAACCTGGCGGAACAAATCGGCGGCTTTGTCCAGCAACAAGCACAGCCAGTTGTCAATCAACCCACAATTGAGTGACAATTACGCACACGGTATCCACCCAGCCGTTTCAATGGGTGAGTTTCACAGGGTCAACGATGAACACACAGGCAGAACAGGACGACGACACCACGAACGACGACACCGCAGTCATCGAGGACGAGGCCACCGAGCAGCCCGAGGCGCAAGCCGACGGTGAGCAGGCCCAAGCCCAAGATGACGAGGCCGAATCCGACGAGGTTGTAGTCTCCATTGGTGAGGAAGCGCCGCCTCCCGAAGAACCAGCACACGCACCCGAATGGGTCCGAGAACTACGCAAGACGAACCGAGAACTCCAGCGCCAAAACCGCGAACTCCAAACCAAGTTGCAAACCACCGCACAGACTGAGACCAAGCCGGTCGTGCTGGGGGCAAAGCCTAAGTTGGAAGATCACGATTACGACGCCGACAAGTTTGAGGAAGCACTGGCCAATTGGTTTGAGCGAAAGCGCAAAGCCGACGAAGCCAACGCCAAGCAAGAAGCTGAAGTTATGAATCAGCAGAAAGCCTGGCAAGCCAAACTGGATGGCTACGGCAAGGCGAAAGCCGAGCTGCGAGTCAAAGACTTTGACGACGCCGAGGCCGTGGCCCAGGAGCTGTTCAACGTCACCCAGCAAGGCGTCATGCTGCAAGGTGCGGACAATCCCGCCCTCGTCGTCTACGCACTCGGAAAAAACCCCAAGAAGGCGCAGGAACTGGCCGCCATCAAAGACCCCGTAAAGTTTGCCTTTGCGGTAGCGAAACTGGAGAAAGACTTGAAAGTTACCAACCGCAAGGCAGCCCCGCCGCCCGAAAGAATCGTGTCAGGAACTGGCCGAGTCTCTGGGGCGGTGGACTCAACCCTCGAACGGCTGCGCGAAGAAGCTGCCCGTACTGGCAACATGACCAAGGTCATTCAGTACAAGTCGCAGAAACGAGCAGCTTCATCCAAATGATTTTTTAAGGAAATACCATGTCCAATAGTTTCTCGAAAGAAGAGCGCGTTGCCTTTGAAGACCTCCTCGAAGGCTTCCAGGACGCGCTGGTCCTGTCCCGTCACGTCAACATCTACAGCACAGATCAGACAATGATGGAACGCGCCAACAACACCATCTGGCGTCCACAGCCCTACATCGCTCAGTCGATCAACAGCACCCCCGGTACTGCGATCCCTGGCTATCAGGGCATGACACAGTTGGCCGTACCCGCCACTCTGGGCTTCAGCAAGACCGTGCCTTGGGAAATGACCACCCTCGAACTGCGCGACGCTTTGCAAGAAGGCCGCCTCGGTGAGTCCGCCAAGCAAAAGCTGGCCAGCGACATCAACATCGCCATCATGAACTCTGCCGCTGGCCTGGGTTCGTTGGTTGTGCCAATCGCAGCCGCTGCCGGTGACTATGACGACGTGGCCCTGTGCGACGCCATCATGAACGAGCAAGGCGTGCCTGACTACGACCGCTTCATGGCCCTGTCCAGCCGCGACTACAACGGCTTGGCTGGCAACCTGGTCGGCACTGCTCGCAGTTTCGGCAACCAGAAGTCCGACAAAGCCTACGAGCGCAGCTACGTTGGCATGGTCGCAGGCTTCGACACCTACAAGATGGACTACGCAAACCGTCAAACAGCAGCAGCTGGCGGCGGTGCTATCACCATCGACACCGATGGCGCAGGCACACAAGCGAACTACACGCCTCAGGCCACCTCCACATCCGTGGGCGGCCAGATCAACGTGGACAACCGCTTCCAGACCGTCACCGTGACTTCTTCGACCAACGTGAGTGCTGGCGATGCCTTCACAATCGCTGGCGTGTTCGCCGTGCACCACATCACCAAGCAGTCCACAGGCCAGCTCAAGACCTTCCGTGTCGTGAGCGTTCCAGCCGGTGGCACTACCCTGGTGATCACTCCTCCGATCATCGGCGCTCAGGGCGTGTCCCCAACCGACGCTCAGTTGCAGTACAAGAACGTGGAAGTGGCTACCGCCTCTAACACCGCCGCCATCACCTTCCTGAACGTGAACGCCGCCTCGGTGAACGTGTTCTGGCAGCGTGATTCGTTGGAAATCTTGCCTGGCCGTTACGCAGTGCCTTCGGACGCTGGCGTCGCAGTGATGCGTGCCACCACCGACCAGGGCATCGAGTTGGTCTTGCAGAAGTTCTACGACATCGACAGCATGACCATCAAGTACCGTATGGACACTTTGTTCGGCGTGGTCAACAAGAACCCCGAGATGTCCGGCATCTTGTTGTTCAACCAGTAATCTGGCCAAAAAACTGGGGGGCTTCGGCCCCCCTTTTTGCAATAGGAGAACCCCATGCCATTGACCAAAGGTTATTCGAGCAAGTCCATCGGCAAGAACATCAAGATGGAAAAGAAAGCAGGCAAGCCCATGAAGCAAGCCGTGGCCATCGCACTCAGCACAGC